GGTAGCGCGTAGCGGGGGGGGTTGGGCATGGGTGGAAATCGCCCACCTACGGAGAGGGGACCCATAATCTAAAAGGGTGGTCGTGTAAGGGGCTTCGCCCCCGTGTGATTCACACAAAGAAATGCATGGTGCGGCATATTGTCGCAGGGTGCATTACTGATAAATAAGGGTTGACAACCGCGCCTTACGGCGGTATAATGGCTTCATGTTAGACATATTAGGCTCTGGGCCTAGTCTAAATAGGGGAAAAGCCCTCAGAGAGGAATCTCTGGGGGCTTTTTTATGTCTTAGGAGCATTGAGGAAGAAGAAGAGGGGGGTTTTATCGCGGCGAGGGTTACGGGTATATACGATCCCAGAATATAATTACATATAATATACAAAATGCGAGCATCGAACCGACGAATATACTATATATTATCATGTTACGGAATGCTTGAATGCCGAAATTATCCCTGTTCATTGCGATTTCTCCATTCGAGGAACGCAGTTGTAAGGCTGAACGGTGTATCCTTTACCCAGTGAATTACTGCTACTCGGGGTGAATTGATAATCTTCTTATGTAATTCTCGGGCGGCTTTTCTAGCTTTAGCACGATTGATGGCAGCCTTTCTGGCTTGTATTGCACTGAGCTTTACTCGATCATTCTCTAACCATTTGCGTCTACGATCTCTTGCATCGTCTAATCCTTTAGTTATCCCCGATCTTTGCCAGTTTATCTGCTTCATAGTGTTCTCCTGTGTGATTCACACGACATTTCAGGTGTCGGCCTGCTCGCAAATGCACGTATACTCTATACTTCACACACACATAGCCTTACGTCCACTCTTATAAGTTTTCGACCATATGGGTGAAGCATAACACATTTACAACACAATTACAACACAATTCTAGGGGGTGTGACGATATGTCGCACTTGAATCACTTTGTGTGACTCACACGAACATTCTTCTTGACAAAGGGTATACATTTTGGTACTATAATGGTCGGTGGATTGCGCGTTTGACAAGCCTTCGTGTGATTCACACGCACAATGTGGCGTTCAGGGTCTTATTGTGTGCCGGGCCGGGTGTCTGTTTTCCTGTCAGACATCCGGCCCAACCATTTTCAGACCATTTTCACGAACGTTGGAGGCTAAAATGCGCTTTAGTGCAGTCGTTAAGGGAGGTTTGCACGCTAATTATAGTGGAAATCTCGACAGTATCGGACCTCTTATCACTGACAGTTGGACTCGTCGAATGGCCCAAATGCTCAGTAATAAGGGTGAATTTGCACTCAGATCGGTTCTAGATACGGTTTTGGGAGCGGCTCCGGGCACTCTTGCATCGTATTGGACTGCGGAAATCGCGGCAAGTCCAGAACTTGGTGGGGTACGCCCCATTGTACAGACGTATGTGGTCAATCGCAATACGGTTGCCCAAGATGTGACTGACATTCGTAATGCGCTTACAATGTCGAAGAACTCGACACCGACGCAGGCACAGAACCTCGATATGAACCCGCTCGGCACTCGCTGAGCGGTATGTCTATACCACTCGAACTCGTTCAATTCCCGTGTGATTCACACAAGGAGAGGAAAATGAAACAGGCAGTAGTTCAACCGACCCACGAACTCGACGCACAGGGCTATTTGGTGCGTCTACCAGACGAAGATGATGCAGCTTATGCGCTGCGAACCGCTACGGTGTTGCATCAATCAGGGCAATCTCCCAACACCCCTGCCGACGTTGAAGCACAGTATGACGCAGAGGAGCCGCCGCCGATAATGAGGGAAGGCGAAGAGACGGAAGAGGCTTTCGCGGAACGTCAGAAAGCGGCTAAGGAAGAATGGGCTCAAGGGAATCAGAAGCTGCGTGAGGAAGCCTTTGCGAAGTCGAAGCAGGAAGCCGACGAGCGTGAGAAGGCTCGTTTGGAATTGCGTAAGGAACAGGGCTTCGACGACGAGACTCGCCGGGTCGAGGAAGAGGCTCACGCGACGGAACGCAGCAAGCGTGCAGCCGAGGACTCGGTTAAGCGCGGACCACAGCCAGGAAAAAGCCCTTTCTCGATGTACGACCCACAGCCGGTTGATCCAATTCGCAGGTAGACTATGGCGAAAGTCTACAAACCAAGGGTCAAGCGCGAGAAGGCGAAGCCCAGTCCTCCTGTGCCTGTTCTTGCTCGCGTAGGCGACCCGTTCATTGCACCGGACGGGTCGCTTATTAAACCTGAGTACCCAGAGGATTATTTTCCCCGGATAAAAGATGAAACAAAGATAAATCCGGTCACGTTCCGGGCCAAGCGCCGACGGAACATCAACGAATTACCAGCACAAACGAATTTCCTGAATGCGTGTGGAGCAGTGATGCTCTATACGTTTTTTGGCGTGGGTGATCGGGAGATTGCCAATGCACTTAAGTGTACAGTTCCCGAGCTTGAGGAAATCCGCGGTCATGCTGCTTACGCGGAGTATTTGGAACTTTTGGGTTCCGAAATCATATCAGCAGAAAGTGAGAACGTTACTCATCGTATCGCAGCTTATGCTCATGGAGCGCTCGATACCATTGCACACGTTTCGGCTAACGGTAAGATTGAATCGAATCGTCTACGAGCATCGATTGATCTTATGGACCGAGGTGGATTCAACCCGAAAGCGGTCGCGGAGAAACAGATTTCTCTCAAGAACGTGCTTCGGATACAGGTACTGGACGAATACGGAGCAGGTAAAACGGTTAACGTGGAAATCGACTCAACCATAGGAGGCGACGATGGCAACAGCGGCGAACAGAGCGACGGGACAGGTTGATGTGTCTTATGTGGCACCGAACCGGAAAGTGGCGGCTTTGGGCATGCCGCTTTATGCCGGTGAGATCGTGATTAATACCACAGACGGTCAAACGTATGTGGCGACGCCGCCGGTATCGCAGGGCGGTCTTTCTGCGACAGACTGGGTCAAATACTCTTACGGTATGGGACTCAACTAACCGTGTGATTCACACGAGAAGGAGTAGGAGATGCCAGAAAGCATGAGTCTCGGCGCGCAGCGGGTAAGGGAGTCGTTCAATCCCTCGGGTAATGAATTGGTCGATAAGATCAAGCGTTATACAGCGGATTTGATTGATCTGTGCAACGCCGAGAATGACAAACACGACGATCCTGAAAAGGGGCGATGCTTCTCATTGGCAATGACCCATTTCGAAGATGCAGCCATGTGGGCTGTGAAGGGTGCAACGACACCGAAGAAATAGTTGTGTGATTCACACGGGGGTTTAGGCTCCGGGTAATGCCGAAAAACAATTAAATGCGAGAATGAGCGATTCGCAGCCCTCTCAGTGAGAAGTAAATGGCCCAGAATAACTACAAATTGCGTAAGGGTACTATTCAATGGGACTTTGATCAGTCCCGGAATAAGATCCAATTCTTCGGCGGTGGTTTTGCCAATGGCAAGACCACTGCCTTAGTTATAAAGGCGCTCAAACTATGCGTGGAGTATCCGGGGAGCAACGGCCTATTGGGCCGCTCAACTTATCCGAAGCTAAACGATACTTTGAGACGGGTGTTCTTCCTGTGGTGCCCGCCCGATTGGATCAAGAAGATGCCGACACAGGACGACAATACGTGCTATTTGAAGAATGGAACGATCGTCAACTTCCGCTACATCTCCCAGAGGGGGAAGCAGAATGTGGATGGGTCTACGACATCAAATCTCCTTTCCGCTACATACGATTGGATCGGGATCGACCAGATCGAAGACCCCGAGATCGTGCATAAAGACCTTCTTGATCTTATGGGACGATTGCGTGGTCAGGCACCATATCGCCCTGAGGGCCGCGAAGACGAATCGATGCCTGACTCTGGCCCTAGATGGCTCATGCTCACTTCCAATCCGACATCGAATTGGGTGTACAAGGAAATCATCAAGCCGTTGCAGATTTATAAACGAACTGGGCGGGTGGTAGAGCAGCTTTTGGTCAATCCCATGACCAAGGTTCCAATTATCGATTTGATCGAAGGTTCGACATACACGAATAAGGAGAACCTCACCGAGGACTTCTTGAGAGGTCTCGAAGCTTCATATCGCGGCCAAATGAGGTTGCGCTTCTTAGAAGGCAAGTGGGCCGCGTATGAGGGTCTTGTTTATCAGGAGTACGAAGAAGAGAGAAATCTTCTCAAACGCGAAGAAGCCATGGAACATCTGTGGTCGCTACAAAGGCGGAATTATCATGTCAGAGCGATTGAGGGATACGACTTTGGAATCTCCTCTCCTTCATGTTATCTTTTTGGATTTGTGGATGACTGGGGACGAGTTGTTGTATTGGATGGCTTCTATCAGAGAAACCTTCACTACACACAACAGCCCGATAGGGTTCAGAAGATTAGGAACAAATACGCTCATCTTATCAACGTTGAAGAGTCGATCAGAGCCGATCCCTCAATCTTTCGCCAGAAGGTCATTGAGAAGCACATCGACACAGGCACTCCAATTGCTCAGTTACTTTCGTCTGCCGGTATGGAATGCAGACCGGCTACGAATGATATCATCACAGGAGTTGCGAAGGTTGCAGCTTATCTCGCAGACCAGCCTGCCCATGAGCACATCCTCACTGGCAAGTCTCCCGCACCGCTTCTGTATTTTGTCGATGATCTGGACTTTATCACCGACGAGATTACGAACTATTATTGGGATCGTACTTCAACGGGCGAACACATCGATCGACCGATTGACCGAGATGACCATGCGATGGATGCTCTCAAGTATATGCTTAGCCACCAGCCCGAGCCCAGTGAAATCGTAATTCCGAAATCGAAGATAGCTCCGTCGTATATGTTCTGGATGGAACACGACGACGACGGCAAGAACATGAGAAGGGCACACTTCTAGTGTGATTCACACAGATGGTGAAAGAGTTCAGGTCATGGTTTCAAGAAAATCACGGACTGGTATATTTTCTTCTAGGACAACTAGCGGCCTTTTTGGGGATCGCGGCGAGTCTAATAGCGTATTCGGTAAAGCTAGAAGCAAGAGTGAATACTTTGGAGACGAGGGGAAGCCCGCACCTCGAAAGAGTGGATGGGCGGCTCACCACGCTAGAAAGCGAGATGAGAAGCAATCGGGTAAGCATCGAAAGAATCGTAGACAAGTTAACAAAGTAGGAGGCTAACATGGGTGCAGGTATCTGGTTCTGGTTGATCTATGTTATCACTTTGATCTTCGGGGTCTGGGGCATGAATCCTTGGAGGCCGTCTGGAGCGCCGTGGGCACCTTTTGGCTCTTGGCTCGTGATCTTTATCCTTGTGGGCCTTCTGGGCTTGCATGTGTTTGGGAGTCCAGTGCGGTGATCGGCCGGTTTCGATATTGGTTGTCGGGGCCGCAAGGGGCGTTGGTATATTTCAGTGTGTGTTACACATTGGTATTCATAGGCTTTCTACTCTTGAGCGGCTGTATGCTGACAACACGCGATCCGGTTGGGGTGACTCAGACGGAACTTGATGCGATCAATGCTCGGATACAATGCAAACAGTTGGCGCGGACCTTGGTTCAGATTGCGCGCTGCGACGGAGGACGGTAATATGACTACGGACGATATCATTGCAGCATTGAATGTGATTAAGTATTATAACCCCAATATGAGTACGCTGTATGACTCGTTCGTGAATGAGGCGCCCAATATTGCACTCAATATGGACGAGGTTACAACTGCGGATGAGGCAGGAGACTCGATCTACGAAACCCTTGTGAGACTCAACGAAATGGGTCTTGCCAATTGCATCCACGATTGGGTGTACAACATCATTAATCCTCTTGACTCGAATACAGTCAAGAACATTATTCGTGAGCAAGTGTGTCGCGACTTGTTTGGCCTTGAAGCGAACTTTTAGTTTGTGTGATTCACACGGGGAAATCAAATGGCCGAAACCAACGATTTTGATATGGGCGACAGCGATGATCCGCAGGGCGATGATTTCGATGTAAACGCGATCATCGATGGGAAGAAACCCGAGACGAAAGCCTCGAAGAAAGAGCCCCCGCCGTATCAGGTCTATCCTGATTCGCGTATCCCCGTGTCAAAGGCGTTTGGATCGCTTTGCCGCACGATGGTTGATAGCGCCTTGAAAGCCAATGAACTGATCCATGATGCATGGGAGCAGTGCTTTGCCTATTACAACAACCATCAGGTCAAAGTATCGTCAAGCTCAAAAGGCACTTTCAGTCGTGGGGACGTTACGGAAAACGTCGTCTATTCTAATGTTAACGTTATGCTTCCTGCTGTTTATGGCCGCGATCCTGACATTGCTGTAAACACAACAGACAAAGAAGATGAGAAGTTCGCCGATGCAGCCCGAGCCCTATTGAATGCATTACTCAAAGGCAAGAATGCACTCAACTGCAAACCCAAGGTGAAAAAAGCCGTTGGCATAGCTCTCATGACCAACTTTGGCGTGCTGAAACTGGATTATATCCTCAAGACTGATTCATCTGATGGTGTTCTCAAAGACCTAATGGATGTGACTAAGGAGATTGAGAAGGCCAAGAGTACGAAGGCTCTTGAGAGTGCTTACGGCAAGCTCGCAGCAATCGAATCCGTAGCCAGCGTGTTCGAACAAGGCGGCCCGAAGCTTAGTAACGTTATGGCAAAGAACCTTGTGGTTGATCCGGTTGCAGAGATGCCAGATGGTACAGACGCTCGCTGGATGGCTGAGAGGTGTTATCTGCCCACGGCATACCTCAAGCACAAATTCACACGCAAAGAACCCGATTCCGATTGCTGGTATTATCTATTCAAGCCGACGCACAAGGCTACGTTTACGGCTGGCTCAGGCAACCAGAAGGATGATGCTTATGGCCTCGTATTGGAATCGCTCAGCGGTGAAACCTCTCTCCAAGAGAATGAAGAAGTCTCAGGTTATCGCTCTCTGTACTATACTGAGTGCTGGCTCTTTTGGGATAAGGCTACAAGACGAACTTCCCTGTTCGCGGCTGATGATTGGACATATCCGCTTTGGATATGGGACGACTATACTAAAACAACGAGATTTTTTCCTTACTTCATTATTGGATTCGGATTGTCCACTGGACAAACTACAACCGTTGGCGAGGTATCCTACTATCTAGACCAACAGGACGAAATCAATCAGATCAATCGACAAGTTGCGAGGATTAGGAACTCAATATTCAATTTCTTCTTCTATAACTCTCATAAGCTCTCGGCTCCTGACGCTGAGATTCTTATGAGTGCGATTAAGAGAGGATTTGTTGATGAGCAGTCAGTCATCGGAGTTAAGGTTCCTGAGGGTAGTAAAATCGGCGACGTGTTCGAAGCACTTGTACCCCCTTCTCTCAACTATGAGGCACTCTTTAATAAAGAGCCTACTATCAACTCGATCAATCGTATATCTAATACCTCTGACGCCATCCGGGGAGTACAGTTTAAGACTAATACGAATGAGGCAAGCGTTCAGTCCTATCAAGATGCGGCACGCATGTCTGTCGGAGCTAAGATCGAAGTCGTGGAGGATGTGATAGCGGATATGTGTAAGGCTCTTTTAGAGCAGTGCGTTCAGAATATGTCTAAGGATGAAGTGATTAGTTATATTGGCACCAAGTTAGCCGAAGGCTGGTCGGCTATGACCTTACAGGAATACAATCGACGATTTGCTCTCGATCTTGTTCCCGGTACGAGTGAGAAGCCGAATAGTGTGTTTAAGAAAAAGGAAGCCATTCAAGTTGCTCAGGCGATTGGTCAATTTGCTTCTGCCGCCCCCATGACATCGATGAAAGTGGCGCTCAGGGTTCTCGAACAAGCCTTCACAGAGGTTGTCATCAAGCCCGAGGATTGGGACTTGATGGAGAAGGAAATGGAGATGAATATGCAGCGTGGGAACTCTTCCGGCGCGCAGGCACCTCCGCAGCCGGGACAAAATCAACCCCCACCCGGAGCGATGGGACCACAGGGTGCAGGAGCGCCCGGACCTGCTGGTGCGCCCGGTGCTCAGGGAGAGATTCCACCCGAGCTTGCGAACCTTCCGCCCGAGGTGAAGCAGAAAGTTCAAGAGATGCATGCCCAAGGCGCTCCGCCCGAAGCGATTGCCCAGTTCTTGCAAAAGGTGATGCAGATGATGCAAGGTGGAGGCGCTCCCGGTGCCCCGCCCACAGGACAACCTCCCGGTGGACCTCCACCTACGAGCCAAGTTCAAGGATCGAGACCAACAGTACAGTAACCGTGTGATTCACACGAAACAGGAGAGCGAATATGCCCGGCGGATTGGACCCAGATGATAAGGTTGGTATGGAAGTTATCAAGGATTCCATGGGACTGACCGATGAAGAACTTGCGCCGCAAGGTGATCTCGATTGGGGTGGTGACGATGGAGAAACCGATCAAGGACAAGCGAACGAACCAGAAGGGCGCTCGTTTGATTCACACGAACAGGATGGCGAGATTCCCGAACCCCAGAGGTTCGAACAACGTCAACAAGCCCCAGAGCGCAGTGTCGAACGTCAACAAGCTACTGATCCGTTGCGCCAAAACGCGCTTAAATTCGATCCTAGAGCGACATTCAGGGCGGATAAGAAAGGGAATCTTATTGATTCTCGAACCGGAGAACTTATCGCACGGGCAGGGTCGGAAGCCCGTATCTATCAGAGAGTTCATAAACAGGCAACAGAATACATTCGTGCTGCAACTGGTAATATACAGAACCAGATGCAACAGGAGCGTGGAAAGCTCAACCGAGCCGTGGAGATAGGCTTAGGTTTCGAGAAGGAACTCAGCGATCTCAAGACCACAATGAAGCAGCTTAATGCCTATGATTTGCCGAAAGAGGGCCTTTTGGAAGCCGCGAGCTACTATAAGCAAGCACAAACCGATCCGGTAGGCGTGCTAAAAAACCTCTTGACAAGAGCTGCATTAGGTGGTATAGATATAACACAGTTAGGTATGGATAACAAGAACATCGATCCGAAGACGCTTGTGGAGCAGATTCGGAAAGAAATCCAAGCTGGTATCGCTCCGGTTCAGCAGTTTACGAACCAGCAGCAGCAAGAGCGTCAGAAGCAAGAAGTCGATTCCCAATACCTGCGTCAAGCAGAGACTCAAGTAAATCAGTTCTTTGGAAGTACACCCGAGGCAATTCCCTATACGAATATCTTCCATGCTGTTTTACAACAACCCCGGTTTCAGCATATGTCACTGGGAGAAATTTGGGATAAAGTCCAACTTCACCTGATTCGTAATGGCGTTGATCCACGTCAAGGCCCATCGCGAAGTCAGAGACAGCGGCTTAATGGCACCCCGAATGGTGGGCAACGTCCACCTTCGCGGAGTCTACCGAATGGGCAGGGTATGGCCCCATCCGGTGGTGACAGGGGAAGAGGCTCTAACGCTGGAGTCGCCCACCCCAGTATGTCATACGACGCAATCATTCGGGAAGTCTTAGGCAATTCAGCCGCAAGATAGCTCGTGTGAGTCACACAGACGGGTGAAGTTATGGTCCTTGACACAATCATACATTCAATGTTGGATAGGTCGCGAGCCAAGTTGATCATGGCTTCCGCGATCAGTGGCACGGTTAGTGCCTATCTTCACGCTAAAAAGCGTGTCGTAACCGAGGATGGCGGCCCGCAGATCACCAATCCGCTGATCACCGGCCTCAATCCCAACGTTCAATCGATGCAGTACTATGATACAGTTTCTATCGACCAGACAAATGAGTTCTCCACTGTGGAGTACTATATGTCTCGCGTTGTTGGTTCTCTCATTATTTCTGATCAGGAAGAGGATGAGAACCAAGGTCGAGCAGAGATTTTCAAGATTCTTAAGGGCAAGATTCAGGCGCTTGATGAATCGATTAAGCGCAAGTTCGCCACATACCATACGTCGGTGGGCACTGGGTCTGACCCTAATGGTCTGGGCAATCTTATTCCTGCTGATCCAACCACTGGCGTAGTTGGCGGGATCAACCTCGCGAATGAGTCCCAGTGGCGGAGTTCCTCCTATGATTTCAATGGTACCCTTTCGCCAGAGAACATCGAAGAAGCCTTCGACGATATTCTCGAACTCGATCTCAACCGTGCGACGGATGGGCAATCTTCCCCTCGGCCTACCGTCATTTTCGCCGGCCGGAACATCTACCGGATGCACAAAGCTGCGGCGAGAGACAAGCAGCAAATTCAACTCAAGGATTCCGGCACAGGTCGAAAGCTTGTCAATCTCGGAATCTCCGGCACAACCCACAATGGGGTTCCGCTCCTCTTTGATGAGAAGCTTGCTTCGAACGATGCGTACTTCGTGAACGAGGAATACCTCACGCTGCACATCCTGCGTGGGGCGAATATGCGTATCAAGAAGCTGTCGTCTCCGTGGAACATGGATGCCACCGGCCGCCGTGTTGTCTGGGAAGGTCAGCTTTGCTCATGGAGGCAATACCGCACCCATGCGTACCTGACCAACTCATAAGACAGGCGAAGCCTGTCGTGTGATTCACACGAACGGAGATTGCTATGGCTATTTCAGGAATACTGAACGGATCGAGACTTGCTTATGTTGTCGTCAAGCAGGAAGGTTCAGTGAAGCGTGAGAAGCATTACTGGTCCAAAGACGGCATCAAGAAGAAACTGGTCGATGAAGATGCGGGGTATCTGGTTTACTTTCCCCGTGGACATGCAATAAGGGTTAAGTCCCTTGCCATGCTTCGTCATTACCAGCTTCACAAGGAGCCCAAGATCATTCAACTCGAAGGGCTCAACGATCCCAATAGCCCTCTTGGGAAGATGTTCTTCTCCCAAGACCCGCATCTCCGTATGGCAAGCTACCGCGAGCTTGAGCAGATGGTCATTAACTTGGCCGAGGCTCGTGGCAAGATTGAAGTGAAGGACTTCGATCCGGAGGACGTTCCGGCGGAGGACGCGGCATAAACCATTCAAATCCATAGGAGAGTCTTATGTTTCGTGATCGACAAGGATTCATGCAGGGGGTCAATATGTATGTCCCCGGCATGCAATACGCAAGCTCACTGAATGCCAATGAGGGGAATATTGTCTCGCTTGGACGCCCTCTTGCCGCCGGTGGTGCTATTACCATCAATATTCCGGCAAACGGATCGGGATATGCTTCCGCCCCGATTGAGTTCACCGATACGCCGTATGGACGGAACGTAGTTCTGGCCGTTACGACAGCGCTCACGGGTTCGACCAGTGTGCGTATCTTCGGTGAGGACTATCTCGGTCAGCCAATGGTCGAGGATATCGTCGTCGCCGGCGGTGCGATGAAGAAACCGTTCTATCGCATCTTCGGTGCGAGAGGTATGCCCGGACACACGACAGCCGTTGCCGCGATTACGGTGGCTCGTGGTGCGAACCTTTCCCTCCCGTGGAAAGGCTCACTTGAGTGGGTCAAGGAAGCCGGAGCATTCATCGATCTGGCTTTTGCCAAGATCGTTGCGCCTGATCTCACCGATCCTGCAACCGCAGCGTCGGGCGATCCCCGTGGACAATATATTCCAACCGCCGCTCCCGACGGTGTTAAGGAATACATTGTCTGCATTCGGCCGGATACCGGCGTGAATGTGAACAATAATGGCGGACTTCACGGCATTAGGCAGTACAACGCTTAGTGTGATTCACACAGGGGTTTCCCAATGTCCAAAACGATTCGCGAGATCGTCACAGATGCTCAAGAAACCCTTGGTGACGTTCCGGGTGCAGGCGTGCAGACATATAGCGATGATCGTATGTTTCGCGATTGCATCCGGGCGTTCAACTTGTTCCACAAGAAATATCCGTGGGATCAATTCATCTCGTGGTCGCTCGTCGAACTCGATGGTATCTCTGGCAAGATTACCGAGGATACCTTTCAACACCTTCGTGACTTCGAAGATATCCTCTCGGTGTTTCCCGAGAATAGGAACTTTGAGATTCCGGTCTTAGACCGACGACGCAATCCGAACTCGCTACGTGGTACGAGTGCTTTGTTCTGGACGAGTCTACCGACGATCGATCCCGATTATCAGTGGAGGCGTCTCCAGATCATTCCTCCGTCCACAAGAGGCAAGATCGTTGTTTGTTGGCGTCATTATCCCCGAGAGTTTTCCAAGGATGGCAGACAGAATCCTTGGGATTGGGATGATGTTATGGACCTTGACGATGACATGCTCGTGCATGCCGTCGCTTGGATGACGCTATCGAATGACGATATCAATGCCGGAGCGGCTCAGGATCAGCAAACTCTTGCAGATGACAGATTCCAAGAAATCACTATGAATCTGGCACGCAGGAAACTAACCCCGGCTTCAACGGGCGGCGGAGTTCCTTACAACTGGTATCCGACGAGCCCGAATCCGTAAGCTGTGTGACTCACACAACGGAGAGAGCCTGTGGTTGCTGCTTTCAAGAAGCGCAAAGGTCGTGTGCCGGGTAAGCTCGACTCGACTACACTGCGAGGCTTCGGTGGTGGCTGGAACGCCATTGACGATGACCTCTCCATGCAGCCCAATTATCAGGTATCATTAGTTAATTTTCATAGGACAACTTCTGGGTCGCAGGCAGTGCGGTTCGGGAGCATTTTCAATTGCGATATCGTCTTTGTAAGAAATTCTCCAATCGTAGACGGCACGTATTTTAATGGCCGCAATGTCATTGTTACTGAGAGCGGAAACGTATTAACTACATCGCTTGATGGTACAATTATCACAGAGATTTGGAACACGGCAATCGCGGCAGCTTTGCCCGGAGCGCCCGGAGCTTGGCGACCGGGAGTTACGCATGTCAGTTTCGTTCCGTTTAAGGATACTTTGATCCTTCACAACGGAAAAGATAAACCCCTTGTGATTAGCTCAGCCTTTGTAGTTAAGTACTTACAAGATTTGGCTTCGGGGTCAAATGCGAACGTGCCTATTGGTAATTATGGCTGCGTTGCGGCTAATTATCATATCATAGCTAGTACCGTTGTCACTGACGGAAGCGGTAATATCACCGCTCGGAATCCAACGTATATCTACATTAGCGGTAAGGGAACGAGCGGGACATTCTATGGTGATCCATCCACAGATGCACTACCTGCCATTGACGTAGGTGCATACGCTCCTGAAGGTGCAGCCGCGATTAGAGGTATAGCTGGTTTCAGAAACTTCCTGCTCATATTCCTCCAGAACATTACTTTGCAAGTCAGGCTTGGGAAATACAACGATGCAACACCTCCCCAACATACGCCAGAGTTCCCTGACAACTTGCCTCAATTTGGTATTCTGGGTGATCGGACTATTGTTACTGTTGAGAATGATATCATGTTTAGCGGTCTTGGAGGGCTCGCGAGTGCGAAGAGAAATCTTTACGCACCTGATTCATTCACTTCGGATTTTCTCTCAACCCAAGTCGCTCCAGCGTATAGGCGAATTGTTGGGGCACTTACCGATGATCAACAACAGACGAAAGCCTTTGCCGCATACGATAAATTGAGCAATGATTATCTCTTGTTCATGCCAAATGGAAAGGTTCTCTGTTATACGTTCAATCCACGGTTGAAGATGCATGCATGGTCTGAGTTCGGAGGAATGGACTGGGTTGCTGCATGGACGAGTGTGTTAGGCAGATTATTTCTTGCTAAAGGGACGAGAATATTCCTGAGCGGTAATAATACGTTTGCTGGTGAGAATTATCATGCTGACAGACTGAAAGATCGAGATACTACTTGGAATGATGCCTCAGCAGGACCAGTAGGGGCTAATTTATTAATTCTTGATACTCTAACGGGATTGGTATGGCTATGCAAAGAAGCATTCACGAAAGTGGCTGGAATCACGTTCGCTCAGGAACGGGACAATCATCCAGCAAGGTGGGAACAGTACACAGGGCGCGCGATCCCGATCGACTTCGAGTTGCCATGGATCGATGGAAAAGACCCAATGAAGCTCAAACAACTCCGGTATATAAGCATAGCTACCAAAGGCGACGCTGAGTTTACATTCGACGTGTACGTGGACAATTTGTTCAAAGATGTTAACGGTAACATGCTTACTGATTATAACGGAGTCGAGATCAAGCCCGGTTTGTCTATGGCATTTGTTGGCAATGATGCATCGGGCTATGGCTTCGACGATCCGAATATCGATCCAGTTACTCTTGGTGAGACTGGTTATGGTGCAGGTCGTCGTTCCCGTGACCCTCGCTTGTATGGCTTTCCCATTAAGTTTAAGACGATTAAGTTCCGAGTTCGTGGTGCTGTAAAGAAGAAACTCGAATTGGTTAACCTGTCATTCCTGTATGCTCGTAACAAGAGTCGTGGTTACATCCGCTAACTGTGTGAGTCACACGAAATGACAACCAAATACACAAAGAATTTTGGCCTCGCGATGCCTGACTTTCGTCAAGGAGCTTGGCATGATCTGATCAATGATGACCTTGAGAAGCTTGATAATTTAATATACGGGGCTATGTCGCAAGGGAATGTTGAGCCTTGGGCTCATTCGACGGTTTATACTATTGGTATGACTGTCCTTGACGGTGATGATGCCAGTGTTTGGATGTGCGCTATCAATCACACAAGCGCAGCAACAGGAACGTTTGCACAAGATCGAGCTGCTCATCCAACGTATTGGGCACGATTACTTACAGGGTTCTCTCCAAGAGGCGAATGGGCACAGAGTACGCAATACTTTCCGTATGATCTTACCTATGATTCCGCTCACGGCATTATGGCTTTGTGTACGGTTCAGCACATAAGTACAGCCACGGGAACAATTATAGATGATAAGGTTAATTGGGCATTCTTACTTGATATGTCTGATGTCGATACTGTAACTGCCATTTCAGTTACATACTCAAATGTCGTTTCTGGCATTCCGAAGACTAATGTTCAAGACGCAATCGATTATGTCGAGACACAAATTCATGCAGTGGACAACATTAATATCACTCAAGGCAATAGACTTACTGCATTAGAAAGTGCAGATGTTTCGCTTGATTCACGTCTTGATGCTGTAGAGGCCAAGGCAACGACGAGTTATTCAGCACCATTCTATATAGCGACTCAAAATGTAAGCACTCAGTTTGGTGGTGATGCTTCTATTGGTTATTATTCCAATGCAAGTGCAACAGCAATTAGAGCCTATGGAACAACTCCGATATATTTTCAAGCTGGTGGGGCTGCTCAGACCTATGGTTATATAAACAATACAGGAATGAATATTACCGGAACGTTGACTGCTGGTGGGCAAATTTCTGGTAGCACTCTTTCTGCACCAGTAATTGTTGCTACACAATATTTGGAGATGCGTGGGTGGAGCGGCAACCCCGGCATGAGTCTTATGTTTTTGAACGGCGCACATAGTAGTTATATGTATTTCGATGGGAGTAGTGTTTCTTTTGCTGGTGTGAGTCAGGTTATAGCTGGTAACGGCCGTCTGTGGGGGGCAAATGATACGCTTCCTACTCCTGCGGCGATAATGACAGGTATGCGCTTGAGCAGTGGCTCTTGGGATTATAGTTTTGGCTCGTCTGGCATGGTTGAGCCGGGAGGTGGTTTGATCGTTACTGGTAATGGGTTCACAGCAGGTATTGGGTACCAGTTCAGGGTTCGGTATCTGCAATATTTGTATAATGGGTCTTGGTATACGGTAGGATATGGCTGATGTACATCAAAGATCACGGCGACTGGGAAGCTTACAAGCCACAGGTAACTCCTGAGGGATTGCCTCTAAATGTGCTATATGCCAAGCGCAGGAGCGATCAGAAAGATTGGTACGAGTATCTTAAGGAAGGTCATTTCAAACTTAATACAGTCAAGTTTCAAGTACGTATGGATGGATTTGCAAGGCTTATCACTGGAAACGTTGTAACCGATCCGAGCCATCTGTTTCCTGCTGGAACTTTTATTATTGAGATGGAGTATAAAGGTGACAAAGAAAGATTCAATAATAAGCTTTACGATCGTGTGAATCACACGTTTAGCGATTGGCCTGAAAATCCATCAGTTGTGGAACCACGCACATGACCACGCAGTACACAAAGAATTTCAGGCTGAACCTGCCAGATTTCCGTATGGCACCTTGGCATGATTTGGTGAACCAAGATTTCATCAAGATCGATGAATTGTTGCTTGGTATCGCTCAGGGAACAGACACGACTGTCTGGGCGAATAACACCTCGTATGATGCAGGTGAAACCGCAATCGATACAACTGATTACTCGTATTGGGTTTGTCGTGTGACTCACACGAGCGCAGCGACGGGAACATTTGCGACAGATCGTCTGGCGCATCCTTCGTATTGGACTCGTGTTGTCGTTGGTATCAACCCGCGAGGCGATTGGACGAACAGCACGCATTATCTTGTGAACGATTTGGTCAGCGATACGATCAATGGCGTTATCGCCATCTGTAAGCAAGAGCATATAAGCTCTGCCGTGCCAGCTACAATTCGTACTGATGAAGCCTATTGGACGTTTATTGCTGACATTGAGAATGCAGTTGGTCCTCCCGGACCGAAGGGTGACAAAGGCGATAAAGGCGATCAAGGCGACCAAGGTATTCAAGGCATTCAAGGTGACAAAGGTGACAAAGGCGATCAGGGTATTCAAGGTATTCAGGGCGTCCCCGGCATACAAGGTATTCAAGGTATTCAGGGTGAAGTAGGACCAGAAGGTGGTCAGGGGCCACAAGGCGTCAAGGGTGATAAGGGTGACACCGGCGATCAAGGACCGGCAGGATCGGGAAGTGGAAACGTAAACGGCCCGGTAAGTGCGGTTAACGATAATATCGCTGTGTTCAATGGCGTAACCGGAACGCTGTTGAAAGATGGCGGCAAGAAGATATCCGAACTCGCTACGATTGTGTATGTTGATTCGAAGCCTGTGGCTGATGTCAACAAAGCCTATGTCGATGCCCAAGATGCTTTGAAGGTAAGCAAGTCAGGCGACACAATGACGGGCCAGCTTAATGGCACAACTTTCTATGCCACAGCGACCTTGGTTGCTGGCGGCGACGTTTATGCTGGATTCGCAACGACTAATCAAGGCGTCTATCGCTTTGGTACAGATGGTAATAAGTACTTACAGTGCGATGGTAGCAATTTCCGCTTGACTACCACCACTGGCGGCGCGTTCGTGTTCGACGGCAGCGATATGTATCTCGGCACAGGCGGGCCGGGCGGTAGGTTACGCTTTGGAAGTACAGGTGCGGCTAATCTTTACTATGATGGCGCTAATTATACTATTAGTGGTGGCAATTTCAGCCTCATCGGAGCCGGTGGCAACCTAAGCATAGCATCAGCAGACACACGAGCCAGTGGCGCAACCATAACGATGGCAGCGAATATGGGTGGCCTTGGCACCCCCGGCTTCGCGTTCGATGCGGCTTTCACTAAAACGTTGACATTCGGTGCTGGTCCTACATACGCTTTCGCAGGCGGTCATCTATACGTGGGCGGCAACTTCAATCAATTTACTTCTGGTAACGTATTCACTGGATACGGCAACGCAAAGATTGGCAGCCTTTATTTCGGCTACGACAGCGCTCAATATCTAGGCTTCGACGGGACCAGTTTCAATCTAATTGGTGGTGGTTTGCTTGCTCCCTATGTGATTTCTGCTGGCACCGTTCGCGGCAATGCATTTATGACCACGCAGGGAACCAATATCGGAACTTACTATTTTGGTAGTAGTAGCACGACTTCTTTGAGCTTCGATGGCACCAATTACAGTATGGTTGGTGGTCCTCTGCTAATGCGTAACAGCCCTTCGCAATACAATCCGGGTGTATCGGCAAGAAATGTTGGTGCAGGTGGTACAGGATTCGAGTTCGGTCACACAAGCACAGCAGGTTATGCCTCTACGATAGGCGCTCAAGGAAGTAGTGGCAACCCGTACATCGCTTTCAATTGTGGACCCGGAACCACAGTCGATACTTACAAAACACTTGGCATCAAAGGTGCAGTCATACGTGCTAGTATGACGGGTGGATTCGAGTTCGGCACTATGCAAAACGCTAATGCCGACAATCAAGCATTTGTTCGGACTGCATACATAGACGGTGCTGGTGGTTGGACTGGTCAGGATGTTTTCTGCCGAAACATAACGATGAGTAACCCTAACGGCATTCCCATTCATATAATTAACAATGCCGCTAATGGTGACGATCAGCGTACTCAGTATTGTAATATGAGCGCAATTCGTCATCAGATCATATCGACGGCTGGCTCTTATATCATTTACAATGGTGCTGCTAGTGCAGGTGTTCAACTTGTCGGTCAAGCGGCGACATCATGGTCTGCTGTTTCCGATGCGCGACTGAAAGAGAATGTCAAGACACTAAACGTGCTAGATATGCTCGAAGGCTTCCGCGCTGTGCGCTACACACTCAAGACAACCGGACTAACAGAGCTTGGCATCATCGCGCAGGAGCAAATCGATCAGTTCCCAGAACTCATCAAACAAGGCTCTGACGGTGAACTCGTAGCAGGCAAAACTGCGGAAGAGAATATACAGATTGCAGAGGATACTTGGTCAGCAGTCTATGATCGCTTTGGTGTGATCGCCTTGCAAGGGGTTAAGGAATTACTCGCCCGAGTGAAGTATCTCGAAGAGAAGATCGCAATGTTGGAAGCGCAGCCCAAATGAACAAAGAATTAACACTTCGCTCGTACAACCAAGACGATATTCCAAGGGTGATTAAGCTTATTTGCTTAGCCATTCCGCAGTTGCCGAACTATCAGATGATCAAGCCCAGTGAGGAGCGCATCAGATATGTCCTCGAACATAATATCGATAATGCCACGGCTTTCGCAGGTTGGGTCTTGTGTGACTCACACAACATGGTCCAAGGATTTGGCGGCGGTTGGTGCGTCGGCAATCTCATGTCATATGACCTTGTGGCTGACGATATTTTCATGTGGATACAGCCTGAGTACAGGAATCATCGAAACGTTAGTAAGCTCGTCAACACCTTCGTTGCATGGGCCAAAGGAAAAGGAGCTAAGCTCATCCGAGCATCCCACTCGGCTGGTAGCTTTCCCAAAGGTTCGAAAGAAGCGGCACTATATCATGCTATGTTAGAGCGTTTGGGTTTCACGGAAGTCGGAAGTATTTATCATTGGTCAGGATATGGAGAACACTAATGTCAGGTTCAAGCCCCCCTCCCGATAATTCGCTGGCAGTTGAACAGTCACGGCAACAGGCTGCCCGAGAGAAAGAAGAACGCGATGCGGCAACTGCTGCACAGCATAAGACCGAACTTGCGGCCTTGCGTGGCACGGCACGAACAGGTGCCGGTGGAGATGTAAGGAATTACTTCTCATCTCAAGGACTCGATCCGGAGAAGTATGCCGGTTCGATCGACGCTCAATTGAACAACATTCTCAACTCGATCTCTCCAACCGAAGAGAATCCCGGTGCAGCATTCAGTGGTGCCGGTCAGACGATATGGGACACGTTACAAACTGGTGCTCGATCCAAAGCCCAGAATGCTGTGAACCAGAATTTCGCACCGAACTACGAGACGGTGAAAGCCCCGACGACTCTCGACGATTCGTATTGGCAAGGCTACGAAGGGGAGCAATACTCCGATGCTGATGCAATCATCCGAAATATGCTTGATCGCGGTGTGCTTACCTCTAGTGGATACGGAGCCGCGAGGGCCGATCTTGATAAACAGCGTGCCGGAGTTAGGACTCGACTCGATGCGGTTGGAAACGACCTTATCGGTAAGGAACAGGGGACACTCAGTGGCATTGCCAATGAAGCTCGGCAAGCAGCCGGCAATCTTACTCTGGGTACCGACTTCGATCCGTACTCCTATAAGAACCGAGCGGACACCGAGTTCTCCACATTCCTTAGCACGTTGGGTGATAAGATTCGTGCAGGGGCGCCCGGACAACTATTTAGTACTGCCGGACTTGCAGCTATCGGCGGCGCTGGTCAAGGTGCCGGAAATACGGCATTCAATCCGGCGGCAGCTTCGGGAGTCACAACTGATGATTCCGAGGATGATCCCAATAAGAATACCAAACAGGATGCGAACTCTATTTTCTGATGACTGTGTGAGTCACACAGAAAAACGGAGGATGTTATGGAAATGCTAGGCGCAATCACAGGACTAATCGGGGCCGGGTTACAGGCTCAGGCGCAGCATGACCAGTTGATGTTCCAGTACGCGCACTTCAACTGGGAAAAGCAACGAGCGAACACGCAGGATCGTTTCGCTCAGGCGTCACGAACGGATCAGTATGGGAACAAGACTGGATACGATCCCATATCAAATGAATGGAAAGTAGACCTAGCTCCGACTCAGAAGCAAATATCTGACGCGAAGCAGAAAGAGGAACTCCTCGCACTTACGAAGGATGCTCCTGCGGCGAGGAAGATTAAGGAGGCGATACAGCAAAGGTCGTATGAGGCAAAGGAACCTTATCAACGAGCGGCTGTAGGGTATCAATTCGACAAGCCCATGAATGAGGGTGGCATACGAAGTGATATCAATATGCTTGTGGCTCAAAGCGATCAGGCGCGGGCCAAAGGCACTCAGGCTGATATTATGCGGCAAGCGGCAAGACTTGGTAAAGGTGCCGATGCTGAGAGTATCATCAACTCGACGAACAGGAATCTGGGCAATCCAGATGCTATGAACGCGAGAATGCTTAGTGCCCGGAACGATGCCCTGAAAGAGTTTCAGGCTCGAACGGCGTTGCACGAAGAACAATGGGGCAAGCCTATGGCAGCATGGGCGAACCTGATGTCTCAGGGTGGTGATATACCGGCGATCCCGAGAAGTGCAATTACCGATACGACCGGAGCCCAACAAGCGGCGATGCTACAAGCGTTTAATCAGGGTACCTCGCGAGTGGGTAGTGCATTTGACTCGCTCGCAAACGCAGCAGGCAAGTCGGTTGACCTAAGTGGCGTGGCGAAAGCCCTCGCCGGTATTGGCAAGGGCGGTGGCAGTGGTAAAGGCTCATCCAGAACAGGAGCTATGGATGATGGTCAAGGAGGAACTTACGTCACGGATAACGACGGAAGCTCTTACCAACCGGGCTTTAGCTTCTCCGGCTTCGGTAATGCTAATTACGACTCCAGTCGTAATGAATGGGGTTCAGGCGGCGGAAGTGATTTGTTCTAATGTGTGATTCACACGGAGGTTAGTATGTCTGGTCCCAACGCACCCCCAATCAATCCACAGATGATTGGGCAAATATTGCAGAATCCGCAAGTAATGCAAATGATTCAACAAATCGCACCGCAGCTTGTGGGAGGTGGTGGCGGTCCACCTCCTGATATGCCGCCTCCGGGTGGTGAGAGCGTACCACCACCGGCACCTCCTGAGGGTGGTGGAGCGGGTGGGCCTCCGAGTGCAGGTGGGCCTCCACAGGCGATGCTCCAAGCGTTACAGGGCCGCATGCAGGGAGGCTAACATGGCCGAACCAGATTGGGCAGACGAATACGACCCCACGAATCCTGATGGGCCGCCCCCGAAGAACCTGAGTGATATGGCACCTTCACTCAAGCCTCCGGGTTACGATCCAATAAGAACAAATCTTGGTCCTGTCGGTTACGTGCCCGGAGCGCCGCAGGTAGACCCTTTGCCTTATGCTATCCCACCTAATATGCATCCGAATATGGAGATCAGAAACGACGAAGGCCCGTTCTTCACACAAAGTAACAGGCGAGCCGGTCAGAGTAATGCAACTAGAGATATCAATGACTATCTTCAAAAGATGCTTCCACCAGCAGCGACTAAGGTTGGTAGCCCGTATCGAACACTAGACAATCTCGATCAAATGACTCCAGTGCCGGTAGGTTCCCCTGTTGGGCAATTATTAGCTCCCGATTCGATGGTAGGCCCGGCATACCGTCGTCCTGATGATGAGCTATCAAGAGGTGCAGGGATAGAGGATATCGACAGATACCATCGAACCTTCCATATGCCCAATTTCTCAAGGGATGAGAGATTGGCGAAAGACAATAGTGACTTCGATGACGCGACGAGCATTCGAGGTATGCCCGATTATATGCAAAAAGATACTGCCGCTCAATTAGTACATGATGCTATGGATTCAAAAATGGAGCAGGAAGTTGTATGGGAAGGTAAGACAGCACCGACCCAAGGAGATATCGACAAGGTAAAAGCAAATCCTACAGATGGCATGTACCAGATGTTTGAAGACCAATTTGGTGCAGACGCCACTGCTAAGGCGTTTCCGATGGATGAGGAAGAAGAACCAGTACCGTTACCGAAGCCGAGACCAAAGAGCGCCCCAAAGCGTAAATAATTGTGTGAGTCACACGAAGGAGAGCAATATGCCCGGAGTCAATGAAATATTGGGTATGCACGGTGCTAGAATGCGCGCTCCGGGTGGCAACACTGGTGGGATACCTGTCCCCGGTGAAGGGATGCAGTCAGCAGGTGGTGGCGGCGGCGGGGCTGTAGGTGCTGCCGTGCGAACCGTGATAGCCAATTTGATGCGGCATCCTGAGGTGCTTGAGCAGATGCTGGAACGTGCGCAGGCTTCACGTATGCCTGATATGGGCCAGCTTATGGGCAGTAGGGCTCAGGCGGCAGAAGCACCTCCACAACGACCTATAGCACCCGAAGAGATGGTCGCTCAGGAGATCGATAGCAAAGACGACCGTCCTAGGACGAGAGGCGAACTACCCGATCCGTACAATGTGCAATACTAAAGGAGAGTGATATGGCCGGAATTGATGAATTGATGGCGATGCAGCAAGGTGGTGGTCAGGCTCCAATGCCGCAGGGTGGGGGAGGTGATCCTCGCATGGCAGGGGCCTTACAACAGAAGCTTCAAGAGCTTATGCAAGACCCTGCGGCTCGCGCAGGCATAGAAGCCCATATGCGTGGTGGCGATCCTCGCATGGCAGGAGCGCAGGTCGCGATGCAAGGTATGCAGGGGGGTGGTGGTGATCCACGAGATAGGATGGCACAAGGAGGATTACCCCGCGGCGACTTTGATCGTAGTAGGACTCAGCAACTCGGGGGAGGCCCTGTAGGTCGAGGACCAGCAACCGATCAAGAACTCTACAATACCAATACTGCTAATCAGAATATTCGTGGCAACCTTCCGAAAGAATATAAAGGGCTAGATATGACTGGCTTCTCCGATGAAGTCGAGCCAATGGACGATCCTCGACAGACGCCCATGCCCGATCCTAACCAAACCCCTGAGATGGATATGGTCAGTCGTGAGATCGACCGTAAAGGTGCCACGTTCGATGGTGTGGACGCACCCACACGGAACGATATCGAACGATTGAGAGAAGCCCCGACGGACAGCATGGTCGAGGCGTTTGACGAAAAATTCGGTGATGGTGCTGCTGCACGATACATGAACGAAGACGATAGTGACAAGGGCAAGGTCAACCCGCAATACGATGAGGAAGCCGGCGAAACCTCTGGCGAGAGTGAGTCCAAGGACTACTAAGTTCGTGTGAGTCACACAGGAGAGTACTATGGCTGACGACGAAGACAGGATGGAACAGTATACTCCCGACGAAGAAGAGATTAAGGTAACGCCACGGACGCCAGAGGAAGAACTCTCCGATCAAGAGAAGTTGAAGCTTGAGTTGCTTCAACTTCAAAAGATGCAGGCGACTTCAATATATCCCCCGAAGGATCAATCTCGCATGGAGCAGACCCCGGTCGAAAGGCCGGTGTATGTGCCGAGCGAGATGGCTAAGCCTGAGCCACCGATCGATCTAGGGAAGCTCTCCACGGCACAGATTCGCCCACAAGAGATATCACAAGAACCAAGTCCGTCTAGGGACGTTCCTGTTGCGCCACGTACAGACTACCTAAAGACGATACGGGCTCCGCTAGCAAAGGAGATTGAAAGCAATCCCCAGTTGAAATTGCGACTGGCTGCACTGCTCTCTCTTGAGAACCAAGGTGCAGGCCCTGCCGTGATCGAGAGCCTACTCAATCGGGCTCTATATGCGAAGCGTTCTGTAGAGGATATGGCGAAGGGAGGCCCGAATAGCTTCTATGGCCCTGCCCGTGTTCCCGGATTGGTCGAGGGCCGGATGAATGAGATAGCCAGCAACCCGAAGCGCCTCAAGGAACTCTTTGACCTTGTTCAACAGGCATATACCAGCAACACGATTAAGGGTCATACGGATCAGGGTTCCGCAGGTGATCCGAATTACATTAAGGGCGGCCCCGGAATAGACATTAATCGAGAGCGATTCAACGATTGGGGTGGCGGCCCCGGCGGTCATGCAGGTGCCCGTGCATTCCGCATGTTGATGAATGCCAAGGCAAGACAACCAGACGTTTCAGTAGAGGAACTACGCTCGTTCCTGAACCCGACCCCGACGGCACAGCAGACTGATGTTGTCCAAGGCGGCGGGATGGAAAGCCCCAAGGCGGTTGCGCAGGTCGCAGCCCTGATGAGGGGTACTCCTATCGAGAGGATTCAAGCCGCGACTGAGTTAGTCAACCGGGCCGGAGCAGGCAAGAGCGCTGAGGTTACTCGTGGAGCGCGTGTACCTACTTCTCGTGTGAGTCACACAGACATGCCGCAAGGTGTGATCCCCGGAGCCGAGGGAAGTATCCCTGAGAGCAACATGCCCATCCCCGGAATGATCTCTCCGGGACAACAGGCATTATACGATGCCTCTGGGCCGAGCATGTTCTCCACGATAGATAACTATCAGGCTCAGAACAGGCCGCCTGTAGTTACTCCAAAGCCTGCACCGCCTCCAGACCTGAGCTTCCTCGACAAGCTCAAAGCTGTCATGCGCTCATTCACTGCTCCGATACCGAACATCGGGGAAACAAGTGAGGCTATGGCAGATGCGGAGAACGCAGCAACACAGCAACAGGGCGAAGCAGTAAAGGGTATCGCTCAGGGTATCCCTAGTGGCATTATGGCCCAACCTGTACAGATCGTTGGCGGCGTAGCGGCTCCCGTCGTAGGTGCAGCCGGGATTCTAGCTGACAGTGATGCAGCAAAGCAAACAGCGTTCGACATTGCGAATAGGACAGAGGACTGGACGAAGGCACGACAAGGTACGATGGGTATCGATCCAAATGCTGTGAACCCGGCCCAAGCGGTAGGACAAGCAATAGGCGAGAATGTTGGTCCCGGCATACTACGTACATTGAAAAATTTGGGATGGGCAGGAGTTGGAGAAACTGTTATCGGCCCGCTGGCAGAGAAAGCAGCACAGAACTATCCTATTCCCAATCTCAACCCAATCTCACCTGCCCATGCTGCGAGTGTCTTTGGTGCGCCTCCATTGATCGTTAATACTCCCGGCGGACCTGTCGTGATGAATGACGAGAAGCTACAGGGTATGGTCTATGGTGGGTTATTCGCTCTAGGTTTCGGTGCGGGTGTCTCTCAGGTGAGTACCGTGGTTAGAGCCACAAAGGAGATGAGGCCATTCGGCTGGACTGGCATCGCAGACCTATTCGATCCACGACGGGACGTAGCAGGCGCTCCGGGGACCAAGGCATCAAGCATACCGAGCGACATTATCAAGGGTGGTATCATAGACAACTATCAGGCCATGCTTGACATTGCCGATCGACAGGCACGATATGATAAGGGCAAGAGCGTGGGAATCGATCCTTTCGCCGCTGATGTAGCCAAGCAGAAATGGCGTGTACAGACAGGCTCCGGTGCTGGCAACCTAATTAATCGGGCCATCGTTGAGGGCAAGATACTCACGGACGATTTCAGATTCGATGTACCTGTTACGATCAAAGACTTGCACGAGTTCTCGAAGGTTAAGCCTTCGTTCCCCGAATACCTCAAGATGCGTATGATTGTCGAGCATCTGACGAACAATGACATTCAGCGAAGGAAGTTACAGTCAGGAAAGACGAACCCGATAGGTAAGTATCCCGATACAGTAGAGGATAACTTTGGCAGGACGTACAATCTGACCATTGCCCAAGACAAGGCGCATAGGCTAGAACAAGACCATCCTGACTTCGTGACGCAGCATGCCAACTTGCAGAACAACTTAGCTGCAACACGCGATTTCATCAGCAACAGGAATACCAATTGGGTAGAGCATCCAGTCGCACTAGCTAATCAAGCTGTAAAGATGCCGACTGCTCCGGTGTTCTCACACAAGAAAGACCCATATGATTTCCTTAAATCGGTCCTTGCCGGGGATAACCCTCTCAGCCTGACCGAGACGGCTATGCGTAAAGCCTTAGCCAATCAAATGAAGTTCGATGCCGAGCAACATTACATAAACAATGTGGCATCGTCCAGTGCGTTCACGCCACGTACAGCAGAGTGGGTGAGGAACAATCCGATAGCCTCAGAGAATGGGGCAGTGCTTACTCGTAAGATGGGCGGCCAAGTTACTCACTGGACGGCTGATCCACTGATCGTAAGCATGCTCAATGCTGATCATATGCCTGTGGCTGGTTGGGGTCAGGCATTCCAGACATCCAAGAACCTCTTTCAAGCAACGACAACAGGTTTATTCGCACCTTGGTTTGCACCGACTGGTATGGTTCGAGCTATGGAACAGGGATGGGCTACGGCACCTGTAGGAGTAAAGGACGCTCAGGGTCGAACGAGAACCGCAGCAGGACCATTCAGTACGCTTGCAGCGATACCGGCACAGATCACGCCACGAGCGTTGAATGCCATGTCACCAACCGTCGCGTGGTTCGAGAACAGGATTCAGAACTCAAACTTAGGACAACTAATCGATCCAAAGCACCACAATCTAATGTCTCGTGCCATGGAGAAAGCATACAGCGATTCGTTCTATAAGCGTATGCTTGACGCTGGTGCATATTCAGGGACGACTTTGCAACAGGACCGTGTGATTCACACGAACATTACGAAGCAGAAGTTACAGAACACCAATCCAGCGATGGCACCTGTCCATGACTACATGGAAAAGGTAAGCGAGATTTGGCACAAGTTTGCATGGGAGCCGACAAAGGCTGTGGGACGTGGGATAAAAGAGACAGGCCATGCAGCGAATGAAGTTCTGCGTTCGGTGCAGGAAGCTCCCAACTTCGCATGGGCGTACAAAGTCGGTAAGACAGCGACAGATACAAAGCGTCCAACCATAAGAGTCGGTGGCAGAGAGCGCCCCATGTCTGATGCGGAACTTGCCGCTCGCATGCGGAACTATACTGGCGACCCATCGACCAGAGGATTTATCTATTCAACCAATCCGAAGACGAACAAACAGGAGACACTCGGCTACCAAGGGCCGGGTGAGGGACGGGCTAACTTCTATAAGGCTATAGGAGTGGGCGCACACGGCGCAAGAATGACCGTTCCTTGGGCTGGCGTATTGGCTCAGAGTCCAGCATCGACGATAAAGGCCATGCGTGATAATCCTGTAAGGGCGAACTTGGCATTCGCTGCGTCGCATGTAATGCCTGAGACTGCGGCGTATCTGTGGAATATGCATCAGACGGAAGAGGATAAGGAACGAGCGCTAAAGGAAGGCAGAGCCCCTTACGACTATGTGGCCTATCAGATGCAAGGGCGTGGTGACAACCCGCTGATGAACAATACGTACTTCGCACCAGCAGGAGGCAGGCCGCCCCGAGAGGGTGTTGAGTTCAAGCAGTATCAGGAGGGCATTCTTCAAAGGTATATGACCCGTGCATGGTGGCAGCAGTACTTCGGTTTGAATATGCACACCATGAGAGAGGACTTAGCGGCCGCTGCGTGGGGCATGCTTGGCGGAGCGATCATACCTCCGCAACCGAGTTGGTACAACGCGATGCTTGGCTTGCAAGGAGCAGTATCGCCACAGGGCTGGTTGGGTGGCATCCAGAAGCGTAGGGTAAACCCGTATATAACCCTCGGTGGTGGTGAGAGTTCGTTAGAACTTACAGCCAGAGCCATCGTACCGGCATTAGCCGACTTGGGGATACAAGCTTATCAGGCTGGAACGAGTGCGCCTAATTGGGGTGAGGTGCCTAAGGCTGTGGGTCAACAGGTTGGCGAACGTATTCTGGAACGCACGACAGGCTTGGGCGACGTGCTTGGGTACAAGCCACAAGTGGCTATGTCTACAGAGGTGAGCGAAGAACTCTGGAGAAGGAAGCACGTCATCGATGACCTACTCTATCGATGGAATGTGTGGGATATCAACAGGGGTGATGTCAAGCAGAAGCCAGCGTCGAAGGAAGGTGGCGTATCCACGACGCCATTCCTGCCAGACAAGCCGCCTAGCTATAGCGACATGGTACCGAATCCCGGTAACACTCAGACCGAGCCGCAGAACCCACTGTACAAGATGATGATGGGTGAGATGCAAAAGACATTTGAACGAGACATGCCTAGTAAGGGCGGCATCGGCTGGAAGTCCATGTGGAAAGATTACATGAAGTATGGTTCGCTTGTGGCCCGTATGAAGACGGTTAATCGTGGTAATGAAGCCCAGTGGCTAGCGACCCATGATACCGACAAGATGGCAGATACGAGCGATTATCTGGCAGACCACAATGTCGATCCGACCAACTTTAGGCAGGTGAGAGACTTCTACGCAGCGCAGCACAATGAAGTCGCTCGGGTGATGTTGAGGACCATTAGGGCGACCGAGCAGAGAATCGACCAGATGCCTGAGATACGGAAGCTGCTCGGAGACAAGCACTTCACCGTCAACATGCTTGACCCGAACGAACTGGGGATACGCAACCCTGAAGACGTAGAGGGTCACGAGAAGAGTGACGGGCGATAAAGAAAAACCCCGTGTGATTCACACGGGGCTCTTTCTATTCCATCAGGAAGATGTTGCAAGTGCCGTCGCACTTCATGTGCATGTGGCCGTTGTACGACGATATGCGAGCGTGCCAGAAGCCTTCACAGAACGGACACTTAGCCTTGCCGGCTTTGATGTTCTTCTTGTTCATGTTACGCTTCATAGCCATAGCATACTTCAAGATTTTGTTGTGGCTTTTGAAGATATCGACTCCAGTATGTTTACGGTCGCTCGCCAATAGACGTACCTCCCATATTTGAATTTCTGGACCCTATCCTCCTTGAGCAACAGTTCGAGGTACCCTACAACTTCATCCTCGTCCTCACTCTTAAAGTGCTTGATTATAGCACTCTCTCTGGCACCTTGTAACCCTTGTTGGATTAGGAGGTTACGCAACTCCTGATGCCAGTGACGAAACGTTAAAGCTTTCTCCATATGCTATATGCCTCCGGATCAAACCAACTGAACACCCAAGCACCTCTGCTATCATCGAACACATCGATCCAGTGCAGACGGTAGTGAATTGAGTACTGTATAGCTAGAGCTTTACCTTTTCCAGATGTGACCACCGATGTACTCCCTTGGGATCGGGTTTATATTCCCACTTGCCTTTGTCGTTGAGAACGTAGGACACGGGATAACTTATCTTCGCCTCAGCCGGGATGATTAGTTGTTCGGTCCTGTTGGTGAACACGTTCCTAATCGGTATCGGTTCCTCAGCGTACTTACACATTATAGCCAGAGCAGTTTTGATAGTCCTATGACTAGCAATACATACAAGATTATCATGAACATCAATAGCAATACGTGCGTCGTCAGGCCAAAGATCATCCGACTCGCTCTGATACCACACGCGAGTAATCTTATCACCAATGGTTGATTGCGGGTAAAATGCCACAATGCTTTTAAGGACTTCATCATCGATCCGTTGTATAACCTTGAATCGACGCCCCAACGCATTGTAGACTTCTTTGTTCTTTCGGAATCCTTTCTCTTCTGCATCCCACCACTTTTCAAGCTCCGGAGTGGTGGTGTGATAGATGATGAAATTTCTTGAGGCTTCGTTGTATGTGAGTCCAGTAACTTCGGAAAGCTTAAATCTTTCCATTCGGTAATTGAGCCCGTGGCGACATCTTTTCGCAACGTATCGAATGGTCGGTTTTTTATCTTCATCGAAGTCCTCCTTTGGGACTTGATCGTAGGGGATTTTGAACATATCGCTCGCAAGGGCACGATGGCAGTCATAGATACCATCAAGACGGGCCTTCTCAAATTGGTGCATCCATTTGACAATTCCCGCTCGCCAACCAACGACGCGAGCCTCCGCTTGACTAAGATCGAAGTACCCGAATACCATGTCGGGGTCACACACATACATTTCTCTTGCCCGTACAGGTTGGTTCTGCATATTACCTCCTTGCCCATCAAGCAGACCAGCAGAGGACAACCGGCCCGGAGCCTTCTGGACTCCATTTTGCTTGTACTCGCAACGAAAGCGCCCGTCAGGACCAACTTTGGACTCTGCATATGTACCAAGAAACTTACTTTCCTCCGCATATCTGTTGACATAACTAATCATCTCCTTAGCTAACATAGGCGTGTCATGGTTCTTGAGCATTTGCGCTCTGTTAGCTTCGTCAGTAGAGGTACCCCGACCCTTGAGTTGCAGACGATTGAAGTACAGGTCTTTCATCTGCTGCCAAGAGCCGGGGTTAGGCGAGTAGAACGGATCACCAGTCAGTAGGTGTACGCAGTGGTGAAATTGATCGAGGATATGCTGCACATCCTCCGCGACGAGTTTCACGATATCCTGCTTACGCTTCTCGTCAACTGCGACGCCATGAACCGTTGCACTCACAAGGTGGGGATGCGCTCGCATAACATGGTTGCGATAGAAGTCCCACAGCCCTTGTTCTTTTAACTCTTTACACATACGCTCCCAAGCGTACAACGTTATACAGGTATCCTTGCCGTTGTATCTCCAAAAATCGTCAATGTTACCTCCTTCTCGCCAGCTATCATATTCATCTTTGTAAAAAGGATGCGTTGTATACTGCGACGTGAGAAACCCGAGGCTGTGCGGGAGTTGCGGGTAGAGCGTGTGGTGCTGGAGTAAGGTGTCGTCTGAGAAACTGACAGAGAGCCAATCCTTAAGTCGTAGAGCATAACAATCGAATTGAGCATTTTGCCCAATAAGAGGTACGTCGTTTTGTCTGTGTGAGTCACACAAGTCTTGAAGTGCGTAAAGGATATCGGCTTCCTCGCTGAGGCTATACCTGTTATCTCGATCGCTTCGCCAGTTGATACAAACGGAGTGATGCGGATCGTTAGCAAAGCCAACGCAGGCGGTTTCTTTTCCAATCCATTCGATATCGAGGCTTGTAGGTTTACGAGCATCTTTGACTTCCCTGATAGCTCCAAGAGCCTGTTTGTAAGTTGGATTGATGAGTGTGCTAATCTCATACGGTTTATATGTACCCTTGACGATCGAGCCAAGACGATTCCTGATATCTAGAGTGAAGACGGGTTCGAGCTTAAGTTCACGCATAGCATACGCGGGATTGATCGTAACGACGTAAGTACCTAATCGATTACCGGGGAGTTTCGCACCTTGAAGCACACTCCCCCGCCAGTTAGTGACTTTCTCTTCACCAAGAAGGGCATGTAAAGCAAAGTTCCCCATGATGAGTACAGTCTTAAGGTTAGGGAGTCGCGATAATTCCCAATCCAGAAGGTCTGCCCACTTGTCGAACTCTTCACGCCGTACTTCATTTCGCTCATTACCCGTTCGGGAGAGGGATATCTGGCGCTTAACCACATTTGTGACGTAGACGCTTGGGCGATCCAAGCCAATAGTCTTGAGGGTCTCGAACAGGAGTCTACCGGACCCTCCGATGAATGGTCGTCCTTTAGCGACCTCTGATTCGCCCGGACCTTCACCAACAATTGCAATGGAAGCATTGATTGGACCCTCCGAAAAGACTTGGGTCACGAGACCCAAGTCAGAGGCATGCGCTCGGAAATGCTCTTCTAGTTCGCTAAAGCTATTTGTCGTCGTCGGCAGAGTGCCCACTTGACTCAGCGGCGTGGTCAGCTTTATCGTCGGCAGTTTCTTGAGCATCTTTAATCTCCGTGGCTTCGTGTGAATCACACATGACTTCGTCTTGGGATTTGGACAGGAGTACACCGCAGTTACCACACATAGTATATGGGCCTATGCCGCCGCCGATCATGCCGTAGCCTTCGATGATATAATCATCAGGCTTGCAGGTGGGACACTTGATTGACTGATCGAACTCAGGGGTATTCTCTACTGTTGTTACCATTTTATTTCTCCTTTGGGTTTGCACGCTCGCATTGTCTCCAACCCTCAGTAAATGATTCGCGAGCCATAGCTAACATTTCCTGAGATAGTTCTTCATTATCCTTAAGAAGCCTAATGTATTTGCTTCTCTCATCTGACATTCTATCCACCGTTGTACCTCCGCATAGAATGAGTCATAGCCATTCGATCTGTAATGATTACTACATTGTGTTTAGCTCTAGTCACTGCTGTATATATGTTCCTCCTGTTTAACATTCTAGGGGCGGCGCGAGACATGCAATAGATCACTGTGTCGAACTCTGATCCCTGCGCTTTGTGAGTCGTAATAGCGTATCCAAGTTCAATTTTCTTTCGCGGGTCGTAATGTATGATCGACCCGTGAAATGGCGAATATACCTGTATGAATGGAGGTATAACGAGTTGTCTTTCTTCCGTACTAATTTGTAATGAACCATCTTCGGAGTTGACCCAATCGATGTATCCCAAATCTCCATTGAAAAGCTTGAGTGTATAATCATTCTGGTTCCAGAGGAACTTATCGCCGCCTCGTAGAGCAACTGGCGGAGGAGCATCCTTAAGGATTTTTGCCTTTCGGTCCACACGAATGATATCTCCTGTTGGGTTGAACTTCAATTGCAACGATGGGTTAACCCGATTGGTCCCATAGTTACCGTTGCGTGTAGGCATGATGATCTGGACAGAACGCTGGACGCACTCTTCCGTTGTAAACGATATCAATTGCTTGATCGGCTGTTCGGTGTAGATAATCTCAAACCGATAGTTCCTTATAGGCAGTCTACCGTTTCGGATTCGCTCCGCGTTGAAAAGGATTTCATCATCAGACCGAAAGCAATGGGTGAGCCGCTTCGAAGCTCTCTCCTTGAGCATAGCTTCAAACGGGCTTCCTTTCTCAACGGGGGGTAACTGTTCATTGTCTCCAAAGAATCGTATTCGTCCATTAGGAGGGAGAGCGGCCATAAGCTGCTCGTACAGTCCCTGTGAGAGCATAGAAGCCTCATCAACATATACGACCCGCTCGTAAAGAGGACGTTCACGGTTACGACGAGGATCAGGAGGTATAGGGTTTCCCTGCGCATCTTCTTCATCCGGTTCTGGAAACTCTAACAACTTGTGAATGGTCTTAGCCTTAATCCCAGTTAGTTCGTAGATACGTTTCGCCGCTCTGCCGGTGGGGGCACAGAGTACAACCTTGCCCACACCGACCTGTTGTTGCGTCTCGTCATAGGCGACACCTAGGACGCTTGTCTTCCCAGTACCTGCACGCCCTGTCACCGAGAAGATACGGTTCTGTCTGTCGAGACACATCTCAACAGCTTCTTCCTGTTCTATCGAGAGTTCAATCTCTTGTCTTTTCACTGATTAATACCTCACCCTTGGTCAGATCAATGTTGTCGTTCTGCTCATAGACAACCTCAATCCCAAGCTCCCGCAGGATGCGCTCTGCACCCTTGACCAGTAGTATCCGCATCAGGAATGAACGATTCATTCCCATATGCTCTGCCGCTAGATCGAAATTAGCTTTATCCTGACCAGTCAACCGCACTACAGTCGTCACCATGCCCGCATCAGGATATGGAGGACTGAGTGAGATCGTAATCAAACCGACCTGAGACATTTCATTTCTCCAGTTAAGTGGGGCTGTGTGTGAATCACACAGCCCCGTTCTTAATTACCGGCGACGGCCACGAGCCGCAGCACGAGCCGGAGCGGGAGCCGGCTTCTCTTCCGCGACTTCATCCTGCTCGTCTTCCTCACGAGCCGGCGCTTCCTCAGCCGCGAAGAGAGAGCGAACGCTTGCGCGCATCTCCCCTTCGAGGTTCTTCTCGGTACCGACCACGATACCGATGTTCTGGTTCATCCATTCGTTCGGGTTGATCTCGTTCGTATTAGAGTCGAGACCAAGCTTTTCCACGAACTGACGGAGGTTCCATAGCGACCGGCGATCATTCCCCTTCGGAACCAACAAGCGGTTGAAAAAGAACAGGGCACCATCTTCATAATGCTCTGCAACCTCCGCGGGGATGTTCTCAGCCGGGACGAGGATACGAACCGCGAAGTAGTCGTTCCCCTGTCCCGAGGTCTTAATCTCGACGGATTGAATCTCTCCAACGTACTTCCCCACGGGTATCTCCGGCGGGCGTTCCACGTCAGATAGGTTCACGTCCAAAGAGATAATACCAAGTTCTTCCTGTTCAGCCATTTTAGTGGACTCACTATTTGAGTGGGGACCGGCCCACTCTGTTGATGATAACTTCCCCGGTCGGAAGTCTGTGTGAGTCACACTAACCTGAGTGCGGCCCAATCTTCATTACAGCATTATCCTCTTTGTCGCCGCCTTGACGGGTAGAGGGGACTGCAATTCTCTGCATACCAGATTTATGCCACTGTTCCCAAAATCCTGCGATAGTGGTTTGACCTAATGAGCTATTCGGCTTAGTGGGGTCGTAACTTACTACAAAAGACGACTCGCCACGCTGGTCAAACATGCGGGTTTTCATTGGCTTACGCGAACCTGATACGCGAACTGTACATATACGCTGACGCTTACCCATAGGCTCTTGACGAAAATTCCATATCTCTGACAACTGGGCGCTGACATTATTTACGAGTTGTCCGCCTAGAGACATGCCGATATGCTCAACGGTTTCCACGCCACGGTTATCAACCTTGGTTACGGGATCGTTCTCATGTGCGATGAAAATGACGTTGCATCGATGTTTGCCAGTTATATAGATTAACGCTTTCATCAAGGCGATAAGATTGGCGTTCCTGCCGCCATAAGCGGATCGTCCCGGTGCCTGCATTGTTGGAGTGAATCCCTTGCCTGCACCGATACCATCGCTCACAGCTTTCTCCAGCCCTAGATACTGAATAGCCGTGAGATTATCCACAACCACCGTCTTGATATTCTTACGTTCGTATAGTTGCTGATCCAATCCAAACGAGTTCTTACCCAGACCATGTTTGAATACCTCATCGGCAGGAGTACTTGATAAGTCCATAACGAACACGTCGTTTCGAGCGCTAACGCTAACGTGTTCACCCTCTCCGAAGGATAACCAAAGTTTATCCCCCGGTGCTGTTGCCGCCCATGTAGTTTTGCCTGCCCCGGCTTGTCCCCAGATAAGCATGGACAGCCTTACGCTGGCATCCACGCCCCTCTTTATTGGGAATTTGACTACATCATTCACGACTGAATGGCCCTCTCACTTGGCGACGGGATCACATCAATCATCTGGTCCCATTGTTCGACGCGACCACTGGGAGTGTCGGCACAGAATGGTATGAGGGCACATGGTCGAAAGAAGCGGTTGCACGAATGAGTGCGACGTTCAGCATGCTCCCAATCGACTTGATACTCTTCAAAGATTTCAACCTGCCGCCGCATCCAATTGGCCCAGTGGTTGATATCGTCTCGTGTACGCTTGATGGGTTCGACGTGAACGTCTTCGCCTTTGTACACTGGCTTGAGCAGACAGCCATATATCCGAGCGTGCCACATCTTGATCTGGAAGATCGCCATGCCACAAGCCATGTAGCCTGTGTATTGGTGCTTGGTCTTCTGGGATTCCTTCCACGCCCTGTCCATACGCGAAGCAGTCTTGTTATCCGCCATCGTTATCTGCATGTCCCTCGCAGCATTACACAGGATGCCGTCAAGGGTGCCGATAAATCGAATACGTTTGCCATCGGTATACTCAACTACGCAGTCGAATACCTGTTCGATACCCACGGGTTTAAGTGGGGACTTCTGGTCCGCTACCCAGATAGGCCAAGCGTAGAGATACGGATACGACTCCCTTGCATACACAACCGCAGCCGTTTGCATGTTGGAAAGAGTACGTACCTTGTCATTGGGATCGTCGTAGAACCCACTGGTATTGAGTACGTCAACCGCGAGTTGCCCAATCTGGTCCATATCGCCGGACTGTTTCAGCATACTCTTCCAAATCTCTTTCCATCTTGGCTCGCCGAATATTCTCTCGCCAGTAACTTGGGCGTGTTCTTTCAGTTTTTGTAACTTGTGGAGTTGCCAGCACCTCATCGCAGCGAAAAATTGATGCATAGCCTCCCCAGCCTCCAAAGCCATAGCACGACCGTGCTGAGGATACTGACGTTGCATGTGGACTACACCGAATGTAGGGCATTCAGATACGCTTTCTAATCTGCTGTTCGAGAAAGCCCGGAGCGTCTTTGCTTCCGACGGGAGGGTCGGCTCGATGTTCTTCATCTCGTAGAAATGCTGGTATGTCGGTGCCATCACTGAGTTCATCGGCGATGGTATCGTCTCCATTGAATTGGACTTCGGCTTCTCTGACTTGGGGCTCTTTACATTTACTGTCCGCATCGTAATATTCCTTTATGAGTTTGTTCCATGCATTCACACAGATCAGGAAGTTCTCGAAGTTGGTTCCGTGTGATTCACACAGACGCTCTAGCCCTCTTGTTGCTTCGTAACGCATACACTCGGGGGCACGCTCAAAAAACGTGCCGTCCATCGCGAGGAACCCTTTAACTGGCTTACTCATGGGTAATGTCCCATGCAAGTATCGCCGCCTTCGTGTTCCTTCTTACAGAAAGGGCAATATGGTAAAGCCGCCTTCGGCTTTTCTTCCTTCACTTTGGCGACGAATAGAAGCGTGCCTACGATATGCATAAGTTTAGGGTCGCCTTTCGGACAGGCTTTCAGCCAGCATGCCGACGCGAGAGGATTAGGCTGTAGACCCTGTAGCCACCCTTCCTCATTGCAATACGCAGTTCCACGATTGTACACTTTGCCATCGAACTCCATCGAAGAGAAATAGGGGAGGATCTGCATCCAGCCATCCACATACTTCTGAACTTCTTTGTAGTCGGGTGGTTTCGGTTTGTATTCACTCGCCAATGCCCCATCTGGCTTCACCGTTATGTAGATGTACATTTCCTGTCTCCTGTGTGATTCACACGTCAGTTGAGATCGTCGTTGGTGATCGGTACGCTTTGGAGTGATACACCATCGACTTGACCCGTGACCATCTTGTGAAGGTCTTTGACGCGAGCGTCTTGGGTCTCACTGAGTTCGACAAACCCTTTGATCGTCTCAGCGAACGCGAGCATGATCCCACCGGCAGCATCGGTCTGCTTGCTGATGTCGAGCAAGCGTTCATAGATCAACCCGAGCATGTACCGCGTGCCCGGATCGCTCACTCTGTTCTGTAGTTCTCGATTGAAAGAGTTCCAATCCATTAGTGTTCTCCCTTCTTAAAGAATGACTTTACCAAGTCAGCCGCAACCTTCTTATCGATCTCCGATTGCTCCAGCCCCTTACCATAGTAGTACTGATAGTTACTACGTGCCACATCATCGAGGTCGAACTCTTCGCTCTTGTACCTCTCGCGACACTTCTCACACTCTTCGAGATGTATCTTATACTGCGTCTCGATCAGTGCGACAGCACAGCCCAACGAAGCGGAGAACACAGCGATGGCTGTGTCTCCCGGCCATTTGTTGTACAGCTTGAGCAGCATACGCTGTAGGTCGAGGAAGACTTCTACCTGCTCAGGCGACCCCGGCACAAATTCATATTCAATCTCGGACATACTACTTCCTTTTCGCTAGTGCTATGCGGTCTACGTTCAGGTCAGCCTCTGTGCGCAACATCTGACATGCGGCTAGATAGGTTTCTATCTTCTCTAACTCCCGATCTAGCCGCATCAACGCCTTACCCATCTGCTCGTAGTTACGAATGAGCTTGTTCGTAACCATGTTGTTGTCCTTCTCTAACCTGAGAAGCTTACTCTGTTGGTACTCCATAGCACCAGCGATACGGCGGATACGCACCTGTTCAAGATGGGCTTCGACCTGCTCGCGGGTGTGATCGTCAAAGCTTGGGGCGAGAATTAACGGCATCGATAAAATCCCTTGTCATTGCTTTGTCTATCGCCTCACGAAATGAGAGGTATGGCTCACTGATATACCCCTCCCACATGACACGAAAGCCGGGATGGGGACCATCGATTTCGGCTGTCCATTTAATAGATACACCCATCCTACGTGCCTTGCTGTCCAACCAGCCAATCCTCTTTGCATCCCCAACCACTAGTCGCCTCCCTTCTCAATGACTGTGATCCGTCGAACCTGCGTCTTACCCGGACGCTTGGCTTCTTCGATCAATTGCTTCGTGATGGCTGTGGGAACCTTATAGTCCTTAGCCATACGCTCTGCCAACCAATCGGCATTGAACTCCCTACGCGGCACGGACACGTTGACCTGCACAGCGTACCGACCGGCCTCACCAAGCATGTGGTTGCCAGCGATCGTGATAACCTGTGCGTCTTCGATCATCTCGTCTTGAACTAACTTGTCCAGAAGCTCCTTGTACTTCTTGGCTGCGATCTGCTCTGTGTGTTTCCACACAAACAACATGGCGAAGTCCCGACCAGCATTGGATCGGTCTGGGAACTTTAGCTTATCAGCCAGAGTATCGAGCAGCATCCACAACTGAGCTTGTAACCCGAGGTTGGTTTTAACTTCCGACATTCTCTTCTCCTGTTTTCTCGTGTGATTCACACACAACGAACATGAAACTTGACGCATCCTTGGAACTCTGTTCGATGATCCTCCCTACTACTTGTTTCAGGTTGTAGAGGGAGTATGGATTACAAACGATAGTCTTCTCCGTCCCGTCCCTCCAATTCACGGTCACGTCTAATCTGTATTTCATTGTACCTCTCTTTTTCTCCATACTTGTATCCATGCAGATACGAGTCATTCGCCGACGCCCCATCGTACCTTCTTTGATTGCGATGGATAAGATAGGGTTTGCCTTGGTAGCCATGACGGCGACCGATCCTATACTGGAGTAGTCCCATTCTTCTTCTCCGTGGTTTTGTCCTCTCGTTGCTTGCCGCCCTCAATCACTCTGAGCTTCGACCCCACACGCACAAAGTGCTGTCGATACCCCAAGGCGTGAACCACCGCCATCACCGTTGCATACTGTGGCTTCTTAGTCTTGCCCTCGAACCAGTTGTACATGGTCGAGGGTGTGACCCCTGAGAGCTTTTGTATATCGCTATACTTCAAGCCCTCGCGATTGACCAGTGTCCGTAGCTTGTCGATCACTGGGTCTTTATCGACGAAGTTGTACGACTTGTATAATCCCAATCTACCCTTAGCCATAGTATTCCTCCAGACGTGTTTTAAGAGTCGTGCGAGCTTCGTTAATGACTTCCAACGCACCTTTACGATCCACGGTTGGTGATCTTAGTTCGAGAAGAGCGAAATCGATGTTAGCATCGATGAATCCTTCGATGGCGGATAGGAGGAGATTTACATCAGCCTTCGCCATAACTTAAGCCTTTCGCTGTTGGAACGTACACACCACTCACATGACGCTTGAGGTAGCCCTTAGCTTTCAGCCACATCAGTTGTGGTGAGGACGAGTTCTTGGCATACCCTGCCTTCTCAAACAATGGGTACAAGTCCTTCGGCACGAACCCATCCTTATGAGCCTTGGCATAGTCCATAATCAAAACCTTAGCTCCCACCCGTTCAGGGGATGCGAGCAATTTGACTGGGGGGTCTTTCTTGACCTTGGGTTTGTCACCAAACATATCCACACGAACCCCCGTGTTCGTATGATGTAATACCTTCATGAACACTTCCATGTCCATATCAAAGGTTACGCTTATCTTTTTTAACATGGTCTTTCCCTGTTGCTGTGTGAATCACACGAGGTTTGCATAGTGCGCAGAATATATGCCAGAACTCTCCACTAAACATCTGCAAACATCGTGTACACGTTTGATCGACTGGCTCTTGTGCTGGTCGATCCCTCATATGGTTGGCATTGATGGCTTAGGTCTTGGTTTCGCCGCGGTCTTCCGTTCGTTCGCCAACGGCTTCTTGTGTCCCTCCTTCTGTAACGTGTCGTTGATCTTCGACAATCTTCGTATCGCTTTTAACTTCGAGTCCTTTGAGGTTTTCAGGCCAGACAATTCCCTCTCCTTTCTTCCATTCAAATACACAACTATCACCACCATCGGTGATAATCACTCGCTCAACAATACCCATACTCGCCGCAACGTTATGGGTATAGAAGTGCGCAGCTTTCACAGCCTCTTCGGCAGAGACAAACTTACGCACGTATTCGTAGCTATCATTCGTGAAGAATTGACATACCGAAAATTCACCAGTGTTCATGAGCCTAGCTCTCCTTCGTTTCCTGTACTCTTGACGTTCCACACGTTGACGCTCTAAACGCCTTACCTTCCCACTCTTGTACTTACTCATCGCTTGCACCGCCAATAACGATATCCTCTCTTGTAGTAATATCGCTTCTGACACACGAACACACTATGCTTACGTGCCTTCTTCTTCTTCTCCAGCTTGGGCCAAACGCCCTCTATCGGAGCAGGGTCCACGCTTACTGGATAAGGCCATCTATCCTCAAACGTTTCTGCCATCACCGGACCCATGGCAATGGCTACTATAAATCCCCATCGTCCAATGACGTGTAACCCCTTGCCTCTAACCATTTCTTGCTCTGTCGTCTGTAAGTCGTAGGCAGACTGTTCGCTGCCGTGATACTCTTATGCCACGTAATCTCTAATGTCGCCTTATTCTTTGGGAACGGCAGGCGATTTCTCTTGAGAAACTCCTTTAATTCCTTTGGGCTTTTGGTTAGCAGTATGCGATTTCTTTCCTTTACGTAATCTTTTAACCGCATAGGCGGGTCGATTGATGATCTCATACTTCCTCCCAGACGGATACACTGTAATAGTCCGCACAAGACCGTTGGGACCAACTTCAATGTATGTCCCATGTATACGAGCAATGTCATATGCCACCCATACACGCATGCCAAAACTGCGCGATACCTCAATCAGAGGCACTTGCGCAGTTAGGTTATCAATGGCTACGAAGTTCTTGAGACGCTCTAGCGTGAGGATGGGCTGAACGTTGAACCGTGACCGAACACCCGTCATGGCTGATCCCTCCGCACAAAGATGACATTCTCTTTCATCTCTTTCAGAGGCAACACAGCATCAACATTGTAGTGGATTTCGCCCTTATCGTTGGCGGTCACGGAGTAATCGTATTCTCTTGTGTGACTCACACGAGCTAAGCCACGAGCCACACTCTCGGTGTACTCATCGTCTGTATACAGTGCGGCTTGGATGGCCGCAAGGTCGTTAGTGATTAGATCGAAGTACGGCGGCACATGCTTGTCAATGGACATGCGCTTTTGATTACGCACGAACCACAACATCATCTCTAAACGCCGAATAGCCGCAATGATATGCGGCTCCGCTTTATGGATATTCTCTGTCATCATCGCACGTCCTGTTTTCGTGTGACTCACACGGGGTAGGTCAGTCCGCCTGCGAGGGTTCAGGGTAGGCGGATTTCGAGTATTACAAATGATATCACATTGACATCACCTTGTCAAGTGTTATTTTCACTGGGGGGGTATATTTTGCAACGGAGCAGGAATCACGTCCGTTTGCGAGGGGGGGGGGGGGGGGGGATATAAAGTGGATCGCCGGGACGACTTACGAGGTGCCAAACTGTTGCAACAAGGACTGCGAGTCCGGCGCAGTCGTGAGGCACCTACCACAAAATTCGGAAAGAAAAGCGCCCCCGTGTGAGTCACACGGGGGCGGTAGTGGTTTACGCTGCGTCAGCCTCATCGGTGCCATTACGCTGCAATGCTGCATCGCAGGCTTCGGCAAGCGCTTCAATCGCTGAGGCGAGATCATCACCAAAGTTTTTCAGCTTGCCAAGGGTGGTTGCAATGCTGTTCACGGCGCTGGTGACGTCACTCTCATTCAAGGCGTTGACTTCCTTCGCCTTGGACTGGACGCGGGTTTGCAGCGTCTTGCCTACGCTTTCGGCGCTGATCCGTGCCAACTCGGTATAGCTTGGAATTTTCGCCAGCTTCACCGTCTTGCCATCGGTATCCTTCACCTCGCGTTTTTCGTTGAGCGCGATCTGATCCACGCCAAACCGTTCCTTGATCGATTTGCCGGAAATCAGAAGTGTGCCTGTGGCCTTGTCCTTCGCCATCTGCAAACCAGCCAACTGTACAGCATGCGCCGACTTGATGCACATTGTAAACGCAGTGGCGAAGTTCGAGCGAAAGTTTTCCTTCGCTTGCCAACCGTCGGTTTCCTTGCTTTCGCCGGGCTGCGGGAAATAATCCTTTGCCCAAGGCGCGAAAACAATCTTCTCAACGCCATCATCACCACGCGAGGCAACCTTGATCCCCACGGCTACCTCAAGACGCTGGCGCAAATCCTTCTGATCTGCCGCAGCATCGCTGTGGATATTGCCCAACTTGATGTTTTTGTCGTTATTCGCAGCGATGAAAAAAGCCTCAGTGAGCATCGCGCGGGTTTGACCCTTTTGCGCGCGGTTCTCAGTCGAAAGCCGGTTGATTTCCTCATCCGTGTCTTTCGTGGCTTTGAATGCCAAGACTGCCTTCTCACCAATATCAACCGACATGGCCTTGGGGGACACGTAGGAAAGAGCGGTTTCCTTCGCGGCGGGGCGGGTGGATGCAGGTGCAGCCTTGGGTTCAGGTTTACGAGCCATTTGGTAGTCTCCTGTTTTGGTCACTGCGTTATTGCCTTGACCGTGAAACGATTAAATCAGGTTCGTGTGAATCACACAAACGTTATTTACGCATAGCTGTTATGTTATTTTGCATAGCTGCGGACTTATCATCCAGCCCAATCGAATCCATTGCACACAATGCAATCGCAAACGACCTAAAATCGCTTGGCGACCACATTTCGCGCCCCGATTGGACTTGCACGCTATAGTTGAACGTGTTGAGTAGTGAGCAAAAGGATTGCAACCTTTCGGTGTCACCTTCCCGCACCACGCGGTTGATAACGTCAGCCGCTTCGCTTTCGGGTTGTATTTCAGGTTCAGTCATATTTTAGCCTTCCTGTGTTCGTGGAATGTTCCACGATCCTCAGAATAGGCACTAAACCATTGATTTGTCAAGGCTTTTCTTTCGTGTGATTCACACGAACCATGTTTGTACTCCTTTTGTTCTCATTTTCTGTCGGATTATTGTTCAAGGTCCGCCATTCGAGGGAGGGAGGGCACCCCCAACTGTGACATATTTGTCACACCCGCGATGGTGCGGTGCAACCGGGGATTGCTGCACCGCACCACGCCGCCGGGATTAGGACAGGGTTACTGTCATATCAGCGGGCGGCTCGCCGTCGAATGCCCAACGAGCCACGTAAAGGCTCGTTATCGGCGGGGGATTTCCCGTCGCTTTCGCTACGTAAACGTGAGTTCCCTTGGTCGATTTGCTGAAAGTCATTTCCAGCTTTATCGGCTTTTTCATCTGCTTTCCTTATCGCTCTGGGATTAGTGCCTAGCGCTCTGGGATTTGTTCCCAGAGCGCGCGGATTGAGACCTAGAAGCCTACTTAGCTTCACTGGTCGTCTGGCGAATGAGGCTGTTAAGTTCCGCGCCGATACCCGTGTTGCGGAACGCGCCAGCCTTTGTCACCTTGGGCAACAAAGTTGCCTCCTTACAAGCCGCCTTAAGCTTGTCGCTCATCACCGCTTTGCCCTCGCAAACCGTCTTGACCTGCTCAGACAGTTTCGGGAAATCGGAAATTTCCCAAACCGTGCGGGTGACGCTCACCTCTTGCTTGGCAAATGCCGAGCCGGTGAGGATCAAGAGAGCGACAGCAGTAGCAACGTAATACTTAGACATTGTTTTCAGTCCTGTTTTCGAAACGCCGCGAAAGTTGCGGTTTAAACGGTGCGGCATAGCCGGTTAAACCGTCGCTTAAACGCTCTGGGAACGTTCCCAGTGCGTTATTCCTGATAATGGCTGTCTAGGTGGGTGAGCCTCAAAGCCTCGTGTCTGGCTTTCCAGCCTTTGCGGCGGAAATACTCATCTAATGCAGCGTCAACGCTATCAGCGGTAACGCTCTCACCATATGAACCGACAGTGAAATCAATCCTCAAACTATCATGGTCAATCGGCCCATTAATCTGAACCGAAAACTCAAGATAGGATTGATCGCGATCGGCAAACAATTTGCGAAGTCTCGTAGCCTCAACCATCACGTCTTTTTCGAACGCCATTTTTCCCTCTTTCTGATTATCCCCTTACGCCATTGCCGCACGCTAGAACGCAATTTCACAAACCAGCGTGAACGAAAGAACCTTTGCACGTTATCGCCACGGTTTAAGAGGCAATCCAGAGCTAGCGCCGAAATGCCAGAACGTTTGATAAGGTGAAACGGCTAAGGGTATCGCATTGCCAGAAAGACGCGCGGCAATGGCGAAAGGGGATAATCTGCTAAATTGTCAAAGAACCCGAAAGGCTGGCTTTGGACACCAGCAAGTGACTTTCGCGCGGCCTATATGGCCGCAACTCACTTAGAGCATATGCCATGAGGCTTTGCAAGCTTCGTGTCATTCACACATTAGAACCTACTAAATTGACACTAATCGGCCAGGCATTTCATAGGGATTTAATCCTAAACGGGGGATAATTCGCTCTCTTTTTCTTGCTGCAATGCACCATAGAAGTATGCCCTAGGATCAATTCTAAGCCTTACCAGTGAGCGATAATATCGGCGCTAGGTCTGGATGGTTCACCGTGAACGCTCACCAGCGGCTTTCTAATCGCTTTTCTCTTCAAAGTTCCATGCGTTTCGTGCATAGCTTATCACGCAATGTTACAGATTATGTATGCGCTTTATGCATAGCTTTCGATTGCGCCGATAGGCGCGGACTTTTCCGTTAATCCGAACATGCGCCAAGAAACCACACAAAGCCTTCTGATATCCCGAAACCGTGTGAATCACACGTAAAGCGAGTGTTCTGTTTTTCGTAACAGTCACTCAACCTGAGGTTTAGGGTCGCGCCCAATCGTGTTGGGGCTTCCGATAATCCGAACTCTACCTTTGCGTGCGCCTTCTGTTTATCCGAAATGTGGCGAACAGGCTTCTGATTATCCGAATTAAGGCCCCCGTAGCCTCCCCTTGAACACAATTTCACCACAATTGCGCCATCATCGGGGGGTATC